TTAATTGCTACAACTTCGATTGTTATCGTTCAGTTAATATTTATCAAGAATTTACAGGCTTTGCATCTACAGAAGAATTAGCCCGTAAAGCTGCAAGCCAAACTGGCAGTAAAAATAAACCAATAACAATCGAAGTTGTAGCAATTAACTAGCCCCTACGGGGGCTTTTAGGGGGATTTATGAAAGACTATTTATTAGGTATCGTTGCAGGCCTGTTAGCTTTTGGCATACCTGCTATTGTTTATGTTTGGAAAACAGGGGGAATATCATGAAATACGCAATCGCACTATCAACCGCATTATTAGGGGCTTGTTCATCGTTTGAGCCACCTAACGCTAGTCTTGAAACCGATAAGACTGTTTTTCACATGACTCGTAGTCAGGTTATCTTGGGCATTAATGAGTGTGAATCAGCTAACACAAGACCAGTAGTCATCGAGGCTAGGCGTAAGATTAACGGGGTAACTACGACTGTACCCGTTGAAGTGACCTGCCATCCACGCTATAAAATCTTTTACTAGGGGGTAATATGATTGGTACTGTAACGATTGGCGATACTCCTGTTGATGTATATGGCACAGAACTGCCTGCTGAACCTGCTGTTGGCATTATGGGCAATTATGTTGAGATTGAGGACTTAGAAGTAGGCGGCATTAGCATCTATGAGATGGTCGCTAATAACCCAATCTTTGAACAAATCCAAGAAGCAATCAACGATATGGTGAACTCATGAACCCATTTGTAGCTACAATTTTATTTGTGTTATTTGCAGTAGCCTGTACAACTTTAGGTTATGGTTTAGCGAGCTATCTATGAAACCATACGCATGGATTAATGTACACGATGAATACAAAATTTTGTTTGATGATGAGTTGCCATTATGTTACCCACAAGCATGGATTCCACTTTACACCCATCCAGCAAAACCACTAACAGATGAAGAAATAAAAGAAATAGCTACAGAGCATATTCGCATGACTTTAGGTGGCGAAAGATTTGGATACATAGAATTTGCTAAAGCAATACTAAGAAAGGCACAAGAATGAACATTCCATACAATAACGGCAAAGTCAGTATTGGTAAGTATTATGTGCCACCTAAGTATGTCGAGAAAGACTCCGATATGCTAGAACTTCAGTCTTATTTAATTCACGACCCAGCCCGTCTTAACAGGGTTTATTGGACAGAAAAAGCCTTATTAATGCTAAGTCTGTTTGTCGTTATGGTTATATTCTTCAAGAGCTAGTTTTCTAGCATCCTCTACCCGATTAAGCCAGCCTTTAATAAAGCGAGCTTGGTCGGGTTTTCTTGTAACTATCCCTTGGTAGAAGTCTGCCCTAGCGTCTGAGAACTTTGCAATAAGGTCTTTAGGCTCTGCATCGTTAATTGCTGCCATAGTCTTAGGCCCGATAACTCCATCACTAACGCATCCGATTGCTTGTTGTAGCGTCTTAACGCTTCTGCCTGTGCCTGCATTAACGGCAAAATCGAATACCACATAATCTAAGCCTTTCGGTAGGACTTCACAATAACTGGGATTCCAATACTTTAGTTTGTACATTGAGCCGACTTTTTCAGGGGTCAAGGCTCGCATATCCGCTTCGGATACAGGATGCCCCACAAATTCTTCCCAAACACGCTTAGTAACGCCTAGGTTCGTCATACCGCCTGAGTCTAGGGGGTCATTCACATAACCGCCTTCGTGCTTTAGGATGCGTTTTAAAGCCTTTTCAAACTCGCCTGTCATTTCTTAGCTTTCATCTCAATAATCTTCTCAGCCGTTCTGCCACCAAAATAGGCTAAAAACACGATTTGTCCCCATTGACCGAGCAACTGCACATAGTTTTGGTTAGCGTCATACCCAAAGGCTGACATCATGGCAAATAGGAAATAAGCCCCAAAAATAGCGATTAGAGCCATTGGGCGAATGTTTTTGGATAACCAACTGTCGCTAGACATATCGGCTTCCCAACGCTTTGTAACCTCTTGGGCTTCGGCTATGTCGGCTTGCATCTTAGCTAGTTCGCCTTCTTGTTGTAGTTTTACCAGTTCTAGCTGTGCTTTGGCTTTAGCTTCAGGGTCAGGAATGAGTTTGTCAATTAGCTTAGTGCCGATGTCTAAAATAGCGGTCAAAGGAAACATTATTTATAACCCCATACTAAAAAGTAAGCTATTACGCCAGCTATTGCAAAACACCAAAACTGTGCATTTCTAGCCTTGTTTAAATCTTTGTTAAATTCTTTCTGAAACTCTTTCTCTTGCTTCTCTAGCTTGGCTTTCAAGGCTTCTACTTCTGCCCATCGTTTGCCATACTTTCTTAAAAAATCTGCTCTAATCTGTGCTTCTTCTCGTCTAACTCGTTCTTCGTGTTCCCATTGCATCAATACCCGTTTTAGAAATAACTCTTTGCGGACTTCGTTTTCTCGTAACTCTCTGCGTCTATCTATATTTCGTTGTACTGCAACATCGGTAGCTTCTTTTTGAACATTCTCAATACTTTTAGAAAGTTCTTTAGCACTTGCTCGGCTTGAATCAAGATTACTCGATAGGGACTTTGCCCCTTCTAGAAGTTCCATATTTCATTTTGGCAAAGACCATCCATGAGTAGATAGGTAGGCATAACCTAAACCGCCTACAAAAACATAAAACAATGTTCGTATAGAAAACCAACCAAACTGGGTTACTTTCTCATTTAACCACTCTTTAATGGCTTCTTTAACGATTTGTTTTTCAATTTCGTTAGCCATCATTACACCTTTTTTGTTCGGCTCTGCGACTTTTTTGCAACAGTTTTCTTTTTAGTCGCGACTTTTTTAACGGGTTTTGGGTTTTCCCAAGAATTAAGTAGAGTTAGCCAATGTACCTTTTTGGTGTAGCCCATCTTATCAAAAACCCAGTCAATAATAAACATGATTAGACCCCCAACGATTTAAGTTCATCTAGCGTTGTGGCTTGGTCAGCTAGTTGGGTAATATCTCTTAGCCGTTGTTTCTCAGCTACGATAGCAGTCGTATCAGCACCACTCTCTAAAGCTCTTTGAAAAGCTACATCTTGGGCTTGCAATAAAGGTGTACGCTCTGCTCTTAGGCGGTCTTTAGTAATCGCCTTGGCTTTGTCAAAGTTAATAGTAATCATTCTGTGTATTCCCATGCGTTTCGGAAAGTTCTATCGGTTGGGATGTCAGAAACATCCACAATTTTGTATGGTTTGCCAGCTGGCACATCTTTAGCGGCAAGTTCTTCAATAGTATGGTCTGCAAGGTACTCAGTAGTTGGTATCAAAATAGATACACCACTATCATCGTTAGGGTAAATAATTCGTTTGTTCATAATTAGTCCTTTAGCGGAAAATTGCTACTCCAACAAATTCTGAATCAGTTTTGTTTGTTCCATCATATGTTGTCTGAACTCGGACTGATGTAGTTAACATAGAAAAGTCGCTTGCAGCACTAGAGCCTACTGCTAACCACCTATATCCATTGGCAGATGAGTTAGTGCCTGCGCTACCTGCAACCGAATAATTTACATCAGGCATAGCATTAGTAAAATTAACTGTGTATGAGCCTGTTCCATTGTCAGTAATAGAACTTACATTTCCACTCGCACGAATCGCTGGAGTTCCAGTACCATCAAAGTTTACCCATGCACGACAGCCGTAAGCAGTAGCGACTGAGCCATAACCTGAGTTGAATTTAAAGTTTCCACTAGAGTCAAACTGACCAGTAGCAACACCCCCTTCAGCAAAGTCTATAGTATCTGCGGCTGAAAAGAAAATACCTGTGTTGGTATCACCTGTCGTAGTAATAGCGGGAAGTGCTGCTGTACCAGCCTGTACTGTAGTAACACCAGTAGCAGATAAAGTTGTAAATGAACCTGCTGCTGCTGTATTAGCACCAACAATACCATCAAAGTTAGCAGCGTTTATTCTTCCGCTAACTCCAAGTCCACCCGTAATAACGGCTGTTCCTGTAGTTGTAGAAGTAGATGCTGTGCCTGCTGTAAATGTTGTAGCACCACTACTTGTTAAAGTAGTAAATGAACCAGCACCACCAACCAAAGCGTCTGCATATGCCTTAGTAACTGCGTCTGTAGATAAAGTAGGGGTAGCTAAGTTAACAATTTTGTTACTACTAAGGTTTAAATTACCCGTCATTGGGGTTTGACCATCTGCGGCAACCGAATCAGTTAAGGCGGCAGCCAAGTCATTCATGGTGTTATTAGCCCATGTGCTTGCAATGGTTGTGCCTGTAACTACGGGATTACCCGCAGGTAGTGTGTATGTGCCTGACCCGTTTCTTGACATGATTTACTTTCCTTTTTTCAATTCTTCAGCCATTTTACTAGGCGAATAATTAATGGATTCTTGAACTTGTTTGCCTATTTTTTGTTTTTCTAATGCTTCTGTGCCTACTTCTACCATAGGGCCAGCAAATGGTATTCTATTTAAGAATTTGGTTAAAACTTTATCCATTGCACTAGCAGTATTAGCTTGATTAATACCTCTAACGGGAGAATTAATAGCAATTACAGTTTCTCTCAAGTTTCTAACTTCTTGTGCGCCTTTTTTTCCAAGTAAATAATCTAATTTGCCTGATTTATCTAAATTTTTAACTATTACATCAAATTGTTTAGGGTTAAAAGTGCGTTGACCTAAAGAATCAGTTTCAATATTAGCAGTAATAGCACTTCTAAGGTTTTCAATAGTTTGACCTTTTAATTCTGCCCAAGCTTGTTGACCTTTTTCAGTCTTTTTAAGGGTATAACCGAGAGCTTTTAAACTATCTAAATCAGATTGCATAACAGTTTTATCAAATACTTTTTCCAAAGCAATAACTCTATCTTTAGAATTTGTTTTTTTGCTTAATAAATCATCAATTAAACCAATGCTTTCAAAATCATTGGCAAACTTGGCTCTTAACCTTCTAGCTTCTTTAAACAAATCTCCACCAGCATTTTGTGTAACTGTGTCAATCATTGTTTTAATATCCCCACCAAAACTCATATTGCTTGGGGTATCACCTGATAATCTATTAACCATTTTGCGTACTTCTTCAATTTGATTTAATGTCATTTCGCCATTTTTGGATAATTGATTTAATTTTATTTTGGCGCTAGTAATAACTGGAGCATTGGCAGCTTCGGCTTCCATAGTGTCAAGTTGGTTAATAATTCCTTGAACATTAACTTTTTGCTGACCTTCTTCAGAAGCTCTAGCAATATCATAAGCATTTTTATAAGCATTTTTAGCTTTATTTGCAGTTTCTCTTAAAGCAGCATCAACCGCTTCTCCAGTAGGTCTTAAATAAAACGGATTAGCTACTTGCGCTCCCGTTGCCTCTACATAAGCATCTAAATTTTGACCAATTTGCGTGTTTCTTAATTCTTGAGCTTGAATTAATGGTCTGCCTACATTTTCAGGATAGGTTTTCATTGTTTCAGCTTCGAATTGTTGTTGACCTAACTCACGAGTTGCTTGACCTTTGCTTAATTTAATAGGTACTCGTAATTGTTCTGCCATTTGCGCTCTTACAACAGCATTTGGTACATCTGCTGCGCCTACTCCTGACATAGTTGGCTGTGGTTCAGGTTGACGCAAAGCTTGTGCTATGCGTGGCGCTACTTCTTGCACAGCCTGACCCATTTGACGAGCTTGTGGGGGTGTTCCTTGCACCATGCGAGCATAACTAGGAATCATGCCTGTAGGCAATATTGGGGGCAATTTAGACGCTTCAAACGCACTACCAATGCTTTGCAGTACATCTTGACTTGCACCGCTTCTAGGTTGAAACATATTGCGTTGAGCCATAGCCATTGGTGCTTCGCCTGTAACTAATGCAGATACAGCACTTGGTACAGTTAATGCTGCCCCTGAAAGCATAGTTGCTGGCACTTCGTACAAGGCTTGTACATTTTCCATCATTGTGCGTTTTGGCTTAACAATAGGTGGATTTGGTACTTGACCAACAACAGTAGGCACATCGCCACTAATGATGTTGCCTTGACTGACAGCTAGATAAGCATCAGGGTCAAAACCTTGAGCAACTTGTTGACTTGCTACAGGTTTAGAAGCTAGATATTTGTTAGGGTCAAATGCCATTATTCAATTCCCAAACGCTTTTTAATTTGTGCAGAACGAGGGTCATTAGGGTTTTTACTAGCCCAATTAAATGCTTCTAGGTCAGCAGGTGGCAAAGTTTTCTTAAATTCTGTGGGTGACATTGTTTGAGCACCTAAGCCTCTAGTTCCACCAAGAATGTTCTTTTTAACAACTGGGCCTGCAATATCGATGCTTTCCCAATCAGCGTTAGGATAATATTTCTTTTGTAAGCCAATCATTTGTTCGATTGCACCTAAACGAGATGCAATGGGTACATTTGGATTGCCTACATCACCAGCAAGTTTTTGATACAACTGCACATCAAGAACGCCTTGTGGGCCTTCAAATCGTGGTTGTTTCATTGTTAAACCGCCAGCCAATACATTTAATTGTGCGTCAGTTTTAGATGCTTCTCCACCACCACCAAAGAACTCTCTAGTACCAGTAACAATATTTTCCAAACGACCTGAACTTGGTTTATTGGTTGACAATATTTCAGCCGCTTGCTTTAAATAATCAAAAGAATCTTTAGCGTTGTTAATGTTACTTAAATTCTTTTCATTAAATTTAAGTGATAATTCTTGGTTTTGTTTAGGGCTGAGTTGTGGGTTGTATTGATATTGTGGCATTACAACAGGCACAAACTTTTCATCTACACCCTTAACTTGTGGTGCAGCACCGCCTTGTGCAGAAATATTAGGTTGACCACCCATGTTTGGCATACCACCAACATTCATGCCTTCAAACTGCATACGAATTGCATCTGCAGGGTTAATAGATTTAGGTATAACTTGTAATACTTTTGTTGGGTCACGAGGGTCACGCAATTCTACTCTTGCACCTGTATCTACACTAATAGGAGCACGATATTTTTCACCGCCTGATGCAATAGTTTCCATTTGACCAGTTCTAGGGTTAATGCGAGTAAGAACTTCGCCTTCTCCAAGTTTTTGTGGTTTAAATTGCTCAACTGCTTGGGCTTTTAACCAAGATGGTGCATACGGATTGGTAGCAATTTGCAATGCTTTTTGATAATCAGGGCCTGCTTCAAAATATTCTTTAACAGATTGTCCTTCTCTTTCACGCAATCTTTCAGCCATTTTTAATTGTTCTTGTTCGGCTTTTTCTATTCCTCGTTGACCCATGTAAACATTGGCTAATCCAGCCAAATTTTGAAATATGCTAGGAGCAACATAACGCCCACTTACCATTTGTCCTTGAGGTTGTTGCATTCCTTGTTGCATAAGCAACTGAGCCATTTGTTGTTGGCGAGAAATTTGTTGTTGTTTTAAAACTTCTTCAAGTGGTAAATTACCGCCTAAATTGAGTGTTGGTTGAGCCATATTAGTAGTCCATATCGCTTTGAATGTTCATAGGATTCATGCTGGCAGAATAGTAGTTTTGTGCGGGTCTTTGATTAAATGCAGACATTTCAGCGTTTGCAGCATTAATATTTTTTTGGTCTTGACCTTTGCGTAACATCATTGCCATAGCCATCGGATTCATGCTTGCACCTGCTTGCTTGCCATCAACAGTCATTCCTGCTTGATTTGTTAAATTCATGCCTTGTTGCATAGCCATATTTTGCATAGCTTGTTGATTTGCTATGTTTTGATAATACGGAGCTAACCCACCTAAGTCTTGTGGTTGAGCCATTTGCTGAATGTAGGGGTTGTACATATTCATGGTAATAGTCCGTAATCTACGACTTTATAGCCGTCATCGAGGGTTTTAACTGCATAAGGGTATACTTGCTCTACTTCTTGTGCCATCACGCCCACATGAACACCATCACCTGCTAATGGGTGAGATTTGACTTCATCAACATATTCAAAGCTATAAAGGGTCAAGCCGTTAGGCATTACGCCTACAGGTTTAATGTTTTCTTTAAGTCTTATATCTGACATCATCATTGCAGCACCGCCTAAACCAAATAAACCTTGATTAAGGTTAGCTTGGGCGGCTTGTTTGGCGTTAAAGTCACCCATTTGGGCGTTGTATCCCATTTGTGATGCACCTAGTATGTCAGGGCCAGCAGTCGTAGCTTGTTGGGCAGAATTAACAAATTGTGGGCCTTGTACCTGTGCGCCTGTACGCACCGCAGATAAAGTGTTTAATGGCTCGTTTCTAAGGTAGGCTTGCTCTTGTAAAGCAGATTGACGGGCTTGCTGACCAACACCAAAGCCTTGGGTTGTGGCGGCAGCCAATAAATCGTTCTCACGCTGGGCTTGTTGCATCATGGCTCGGTCATACGCTTCAGAGCCAATATCAATACCTTGATTAGCTAAACGCTGTTGTAGTCGTTCTTGCCCTTGCTGTATCTGTGGGGCAAGGCGTTGCATATACGCATCTTGGTATGTCTGACTAGGATTAAACCCTGTAGATGGTAATCTGCTTACATCAAACGGGGTGTTGAGCATATTCTCAACATAACCCAATCCTTGACCTGCAAGTCTGCCTAATCCAAGGCTTGTTTGGTTTTGATAATCAAGAAGTTGTTGTTGGGCGGGGCTTAAGGTCTGAGTAGCAGTCCAAGTAGGATTGCCGTAAGGGTCAGCACCAGTAACAGCGTAGCTAAGATTGCCATAAGGCGTTATTTGATTAACACGATTAGCCGCAGTTGCGACTCGTGCCGCTTCAATATTGCCTTGTGCTGTCTGTTGTGCAGCCCCCGTATAATCAGGGGGTGCAGGTGCACTCGGAGGAGGCCCTAATCCTAAAAATCCACCACCACCCATACTATTCTCCCTTGTTTAAAGAGCATCGGATGTTAAGAAACCGACACTCCTCTTTTCTCATAGCCATAATTACTAAATCACCACTCATGTGGGCATCAGGTATTTCAGCTACAACCTTAAAGCCCAAATGTCGGTTTAACTTTAGGGCATCTGTGTTATCAGCACAGATTTGCCCTAGTATAACGCTAACTCCAAGTTTATTAAAGGGGTAATCAAATACCGCCCATATAAAATCTTTACTAGCCCAATGCTCACCAACGCTACCAATATGAATCTCACAAGCCTTTGGCATAAAGTTGGTATATCCTGCTACCGCTACCAAATTGCCGTCCTTCATCTGCCCAATACATTGGGTGGTTTGGGGTAGGGGAAAGTTAAGTATTCGAACCAGCCATTCCCCCAAATATCGCTGATTTTCAGTAGTAACTGTCCTCACCTATAAGACTCCACCCGCTTCCATGACAAAATCGGTACTTGCCCAATGAAAGTCAATGCCTTGGCTTGCCACATTCATACTAATTGAGCCTGCATAGCCTATTCCTGTTACGCCTTGCCAAAACTTTGTCACAATTAGATTTCCACCCCAATTAGTGTCATCCCATGTTGATACATCCCAAACGCCAATATCAAGGGTTGAGGGATTAAACGATATTTGGCTAGTTAAAGGTACTGTATCAAAATCAGTGCTAACACCGCATAAAACAGTCGGTAAGCCGTTATCGGTCTGTAGGATAGGGCGTACCATAGTAAAGCGTTTTTGTTGCCCTCTGCGGTCAAAATACGAGTAGGCTTGTTGTACAAATCCGTTAATGTTGTCGGTATCGTCAGAAAATGAGTCATAAAAACGAGCTACATAGCCGTTTCCACCAAAATACATATCTTCACCGCTCATTTCCCAACAATTTGCGTCAATATTGGTAAATCTTGCCCATGACTTTGTAATGTTGTGCATGACATATTGCTCAGAACCCGTAGTTACGGGGATATTTAGCAACAACATATTGTATTTGGCTAGGTAATTTATCTGCCAACCATAATTAGCGGAATAAGCGTCTGCTGCTTGGCTAATAGCAAAGAAAATCTTGTCTGTAATGTTAACTCGTGGGTCTAATCGGGTGGATTGTAAGCCTGCGGATAGGGGTACTAAGCCTTGTTGGGTCAATAATAGGATGTCACCACCATATTTAAAGACACACTTACGGGCAAAAGTCTGTCCGATGTTCCAAATACCTACCAATGCCCAATCATTAGGGTCAGATGGGTCAGAACCCTTGTATACAGCTACTTCTCCGTTACTTGTAACGAATACGGCTAGGTCATCGACCCCGTAACCAGCGTCAATAGTCCATGTTCCCATTGCTTGTAGGTAGCCACCATTTTTAAAGATACCACCTAGGGGGAATGATGTTACCGCCCCGTTTATTGAATCTACGGGCAAATACCAAAAGTTAAGGGAGTTTTCTTCTACAAAATACAAACGCTCTTTAAACAGGTTTACATAGGCAAATGTGTTGGAATTTTTGCCTGTAATGTAGTAATCAATCGTATAAGTACCCATGACAGTCGCATCACCGCTAGGGGCAGTAGCCATCGTATAAGTGAGGGTCGACCCACCCGTTACAGTAATGCGGTAAGTCCCATTAAATTGGCTTGGGGTCGCACCTGCGACTGTGATGGTGTTACCTGTAACAAGATTATGAGGACTTGCAGTCGTTAAGGTAGCGGTTAAATTACCCGTTCCACCCCTAGTAATAGTAGAAATGGTTTGTGCGGTGTCGGTTGTTGCACTTCTTGACCATCTTGTACCATCATAAACAATCATAGGGTCAACATTGTTTACGGCTGGCATAAACGAGCCACCAGCAGTTGTAATCATGGAATGTACCCATCTACCATTGGTGTTTCCTGTAAGACTCGCTGTAGCCGTAGAAGTGCTTGTATCCCAAATAGTTGTTGCGGTAGAGGCAAACAACTTTGTAGTCGTTGGGCTTGAATAGCTCATTAACGATAAGACTTCGCCCGTAATTCCTGTGGAAATCTTGGTATAGCCTTTTCTAAGGGTTACATCCGTAGGCGTAGGAAAGAAATTGACCATCTGAACCGCATCTAATTGGTTCATTTCTGCCAAAGAATCCCTTGCGTTCCACCCCCCAATTGGGGATGGCAAGGAAGCGGTCATTGCCCGTCTTTGTTGAGCTACCGCCATTATGTGCCGTATCCTGTATCGGGAATGTTAGCGTAACCAATAAGCACCTTGGTTGGGTAGGGTGCAAAGCTAAGGTTAGCAGAACCTTTATCGTTGGCTTTGGCTACATTTAAATAGCGGAAATAGTCTTGTTGCAATGCAGTAGTGTCAAAGCCTTTAATTTGGAAATACTTAAGTTTTGTGCTTAGAACCATTACTGTATCGTCAAAAATGGTTGTATCGGTGTCAGCCGTAAAGCTGTTTTTAACTGCACCAGCAGCACTTCTAGCCCAACCTTTTGAGCGGTATTCAAAGCCTAAATACTCTTGTGTGTTATATGGTGGCCAAATTTGGAACTTATCGCCTAGAATACGCCACCTAATGCGTGGGCCTGTTGAAATATAACCCGACTTTAGCCATTGCCATTGCTGTGCATCTTCAGGGCCAAGCATCTGCCAATGTTTCGTCTTATCCCAATGCGTATTGTCCGTAATGGCTTCAAAGTCATTAGGTAAGGGGTATTTGGTCTGTGAAAAGGTAAAAGTCACGCCTGCGTATGTACCACTAGCTAACTGGCTCATAACAATGGTTGATAAACCTGTGCCTGAGTTGTAAGTTACGCTTGACACATAGGTATCTTGGTTAATGCCTGTACCTGTAATGGTGTAATTGCTATTTAAGGCTGTAGCGTCACCAGTAACAATAATGTTATAGCTTTGGTCGCTAACTGTAGAACCTACAAAAGTCTGTGCATCGGTGTAAAAACGATACTCCAACTGTAAACCTTGCCAATCGTATTCCTTAACCAAATCATAGCCAGTACGATTCATTAGGGCTAAAACTTGTTGTACATCCTGATTGGTATTACCCGCCACATAGGTGGGAATAGCAAGATTTAACTCGCTAGTGGTCTGTTGCACGAGTTGGAGCATCGTTGATGACATATTAAACTTCCTCTACGCTTTTCTTTTTGCGGGGTTTCTTTTCACCAACTGCCGCAAGTACAGCCGCCATTTGCTCCTGCATTAGGGCGAGCTTCGCATCAGTTTCAGCCTTAATTTTAGCAGTTTCCTCGTCTTTTTTGGCAAGTTCTTGCTTTAGCTGATTAATTTCTTCATCCCGTTTACTAGCGTCTGCGGTTTCAGTAGCAAGGTTTAAATAGCTTTTAGCCTTGTCCCTAAAGGTATGAGGTTGCATACCCGCAATCATTCCAATGCGTTGTAACTGGTAATCTGAAGCATTAGCAATAGATTCAACTGTATAAAACTTGATACCTTTTAACTCTTGGGCTTGGGATTGACTGATTAAAGTCCATTGTTCTAAAGGTGTGCCCATTATGTCGCTACTAGAGTCTTGACTAGCTTGATATTGAAGCCATTGCTTTGGAAAGCGTTGTTTATGGCTATCTCGTGCAAAAGTGTCAATTTCAGTCAGGTTATCTCCAGCAACCATAATGCGTACAAAGTCAAAATCTTTGAATATTGGTCTGCCAGCTTCGCTTGATTCGTGTTCTAGTTGAACGGCTCGCTTGTAAAACTTAACTGCCAAGCGTGAATCTGCGTCTTGGTTATCGCTATCTATTGCCATGTAATGCTCCTAAGTGGTTAGGGTTAAAAGAAAAAAGGGCTACTCGATTAAGAGTAACCCTTTGTTTTTACTACAAAAGTGTATTAAACACTAGCCTTGCTGAACCAACCATAATCGCCTGATGCCATAGAAGCACCTGACAAGTATGTACCAGCACCCAAAGTAACTTGGAATGTAGATGCGTTGATTACACAAGTAGCGGTTGATGCCGCAATTGCTGCACCTGCTTGTGCAAACACATAACGCAAGCCATCATTTCCAAAAGTTTGCGTTCCCAAAGGAGCAAAGTCAGGAATAGAGATTGCGGTAGTGCCGTTAGTATAAGAAAAACTGATTGGAGTTGTGGTATTTAAATCAACTCCTGCTATAGGAAGAACTGAATAAGGCATGATAATTTCCTTTTTTTAGGTTAATTGATTAAGTTGTCAAAAGACCCTGCAACTGTGCGTTGCTTGTGGTCATATTGCCAGCAAATCCATACAATTTAACAATCGCATCTTGGTTGATGGCTTGACGCTCACCACCGATAGGTACGAAATTACGCTCTTTGTGTGGGCGGAAGAAGATGTAATTGGTGTTCAAGAGATACATATAGTTTGTATTTTCTTGTGCTCCAATACCACCACCTAGTACCACATCAGCAGATGTACCACCGCCGTAGAACTTGAGGGATGCAAAACCTGCTGCACCACTTTCTTCGGTAGTAATACGCTGAATAGCCTGTAATGCGCCTACAAAGAACTGATACAAATTGTTACCAGCAATGTACAAGTCAGCCTTGTCTGTGCCACGAATCTGCTTGATAGCGGCTTCGGTCATCTTAGCAAGCATGTTTGTTGACAATGCACCTGTGGTAATTTGGTTACGCCAAAAGGTAAAGTTGGCACGATTAATACCACCATAAGTACCTGTGGTTGGGGATACAGCGATAGCTGCAGCCAAGCCGTCAATGTTTTTACCGCCATTACCTGTTCCGTCACCATACAAATCGCCTGAAATGCGGTTCAATAAACGGGCTTCAGAAACTTGCATACGACCATCAATCAGGTCAATGATTGCTTCTTTTGACGAGTTTTGGAGCATTTCTAAACCACTCATGGTTACAGACGCAGCGTACTGAGCAATCTTGTACTGAGCAGCCGAGATTGGGCTATCAGGAGAAATGTTTAATACTTCATATCCGCTATATGAGTTAGCGTTGTTAGTAGCCGTATCATCATAGAAAATTTCCTCGAGTATGACATTACCACCTGAGAATGGGCGTACATTGCCCTTAGAGTTAAGTCTTTGCAGAATCGCATTGTTCTGCGTTAAGTTATCAGCCAATTCACCGCTACGACTTTGAATGGTAGTAGCGATAATATCGGTGATTGCTGAGTTAGCAAATGACATGATATATCCTTTATTAAGTTAAGTTAAAGCCTACCGCTCTCTGCATCGGCTAATCCAGCCATCAATAGAGAACGCCTATCCTTTGCTTCGACTTTCGCTTGTGTTCCGTTAGGAGTAACGGATTTTGGGCTAATGGCCGTCGCTTTAGCTCGTGCTACTTGCTGGGCTTGAGATGCTTGTTTTTTTGCAGAGGACAAGAGTCTTTCTTGTTCAACTGCCCAAACTTCATCGTTTAGCCTAACAGCTTTGGCATAAGCCGTTTCAAGGTTTTGGGCCTTACCTAGCTCAAGTAGTTGAGCCATTTCTTCCCTCACCATATCAAAGTGCGGAAACCGCTCTTTGTCGCTTCTTACTCGCTCAATCTCATTATTCAATCGAGCTTGTTCTTCTTGCTCAAACCGCCCTTTAATCGTGCTAACCTCTTGATTAACTTGATTAAGTTGTTGCATTAACTGTTGAGTATATGCGTCAACTGGTTGTTGCGGTTCGTTAATTTGATTTAAGTTTACTCCATAATCCTGTGCAAGTCTATGAAACATTTGTACTTTTTGGTCATATGGAGCTTTGGTCAGAATCATGTGTGCCCGACCCAAGTTGTTTATCCATGCGGCAGGGTGAATTCCTTGCGATTGGAGTTCGGGGACAAACGGGTTAATTGCTTCCTCAAGAGCCTTTGCTCGCTCCGCTTCTGCTTTATATACGCTAACGCCTTTTTTAAACTCGTTCTCTCGTTGGTTAAGGTATTCAAGATGTTTCTTGCTTTCGTCTTTAGTTAATGTTTCGCCCTTGGCTATCTTATCCCATAGAGGTAAAAGGTCTTTCTTCCAAGTCGTAGGCTTTGGTATATCGCTACTCTCAGGCTGTTCTTCGGGCTGTTCGGGTTCATCCGCATCTTCTGAAGTAGCCTCAATGCTCGTTTCCTCTGCCACCGCTTCATCTTCAGCGACAAACTGTCCCTTCTCATTGCGAGCAGGTTCGTCTTGAGGTAGTTCCTCTTCCTCATGTTCCACCTCTTGAGGTTCGTCTTTTATTTCGACTTCATTCATTGCTGCTTCCAACATCTCTCTGCGGTCTGCCATGATTGCTCCTTAACGATAGTTTAATTTAGCGTAAGCAAGCTCGGCAATCTTGCGTTTACGGGTTTCTTGCTCTTTACGGCTTAATTCCACAGGCTTATGTTGCTTGGGTACATCGTTGCCTAATTCAATCATGCGGTGCTGTTTAAGGTGTTCTCTATGGTGACTTCGGCTTTTAATCCATGTGCCATCGACCTGAGATATATACCCTTCAATGTCTGACATAACCATTGGCGATTCTTTGGCGGTCATTTCTTGCTTTTGTTTCCATGCTTCTTCGGCTTCGGGCGTACCTAGGGTAAACCCCCAAAAGTCTAAATAATGTTCTTTATCTGACTTAGTTACAACATGGTTGCTTTCAGAATAACCACACTTAGGGCAAATCATTACATTCTCCTTATAAGTTCAGGTATTTGGTCATATTCATGGGGTCTTAGGCACACAACAGAGTCGTACCAACGGGCGTTTTTCCACCGCCAACAGACAAATTCTTCTTTAGGTAGCAAAACAATAGTTCTAACCCCTAAAGCACCAGCTAAATGAGCCGTGCCAGTATCTACAGTTACCACCCCTTTCATGGCTTTCATGTGTTGGGCGGTTTTTACCCAATCTTTCTTCCATCCATTGTCAGGAAGTGGGTTAAATAGCCCGTTAGACTTAGGATTTAGGCTATAAACATCATCTCCGACCAATTCTTCCATGTGTCTGTAGTCAATTGACTTCAAGTAATACAGAATTTGCTTAGATGCTTCCCAATTTACCCCTATTTTGGGTGGGATATTGCTAGGAATAGCGTGTAAATAGCCCTCAGAACCCACTATTTTCTTACGGGTAACGGGGAACATAGCCTTTACAAGGGGGTGCGACAGAGAAATGTAGTAGGGAAGTGACATAGAGCCTATCCAGTAGTCCGATTGGCTTGCTACGCCTTTTTCTGTGCTGTTAGAAAAGACATCTACGCTATGAATCTGCCCCAAAAGGTAATGGAGTGAGCTTTCTTGCAAGACTACAACCTGTTTTGCACCCAAAGCCTTAAGCGCAGGTAGGAATCGGGCAAACATTAAGATGTCACCAAAGCCTTGCTCCATCTGTACTGTGATGGATTTACCGATTAATGGTTCACCTCGCCATACGGGAATCTTAAAAGTAGGCTCGTAGGGTACGGCTTGTTCGGCAACTATTTCAGGATGCCACCGATACTCAAATAATCGAAAACCTTGCTCATAACGACCTGCGTGTAGGTGGTCATAAGCTAACTTATATTGGGCGTGGGGGTCTAAATTAGTAGTAATATGCTTTCCTCATCGTCTTGTTCAGCAAGGCGTTGAGTTTCAAGTATTGCGAGCCTAGACCTTATTTGGCCTTGTTCTCGTCTTAACTCTACCGCCCTTAGCAACTTGCTTCGTTGGTTTTCAAGGTAGGCGATAGACTGCTCTAGTTCTGTAGTATCAACTGGCGGTATACCAGCCTTAACCTCTTGAATAGATTGTAGTTTATTTTGTTTCTGTTTAGCAACAATTTTTGGTTGGGGGTCAACTAAACCCCTAATTCTAGCTTTACGAGATTCTCTGTCGGCTCGTTGGGCTTTTAGTAATGCTAGTTCTTTTTCCCGTATCTTTCGGTCTAAGTTTTTTGCCCGTCTAATTTCTTCGGGCGTAAAACCATCATGCGTGTCAGTATAAGGATTGGGGGGTATTTGTCCTATCTGAAACGCATTAGTTTGAAACGCATTAGGTTGAAATGCGGTTTGGAACACTAGCAGTCCTCTGCGCCTTCGTAATCGCTATAGGTCTTTAGAACCTCGTAGATTGCGGGGATTAAGTCGCCCTTTAAATCTTCCATATTGATGTAGTGTGCGTTTTCTTTGACTGTAGCCATATTGCCATGCCTTGCCGACTCGTCATAATGAATAGCCACTTGGACTTGGATTTGGTCTTTAGTGCCAAAGAAGTTAGTGATTCTAGCGTAGGCTTGTGGGGCTGGTACGCCAAATTGGGTTTGAACTGCGAGCTTTAATGCCATGATT